GCCTACCTGATGCAGAGCGAAGTCAACTGGCGCAACGTCACCAACGCGATCATCGCGGACTTGATCCGCATCGAAGTGCGCAAAGCCAATGCCGGATTGGTAGAGTTGTTCGACCTCGGCGGCGGCGGCGGCACCGCGAGCATGGCCGCGGCAGCGGGGAACAGCGGCTCAAATGAAGGCGCGCTGCTCGGTTCCTTCGCCGCCGGCACCGATTACGTGCCGCGGACCGGCCCCTACCTGCTGCACGAGGGCGAGCGGGTAAGCCGCGACGCGGCGGACGGCGGCATGCCCGCCTTCACGCTCAACGTCTACAACCAATCCAAGCAGCCGGTCGACGTCCAGACATCTGCACCGCGGTTCGACGGCAAGCGCATGGTCGTCGACGCGTTCCTCTCCGATCTCAAGACCAACGCCGGCACGCGCGAGCAGATGCGCAGCCTGCTGGCGGCGCCGGCCTGAGCGCGAGCCATGGCCGACTTTCCCACCTACGCCAGTGTGCTCGCCGACGGTTACGAGGAGCGGCCCGCCGCGGCCGTGGACCGCTCGCAGATGGACGACGGCATGGTGAAGCAGCTGCAGACGAAATCGCGCGTGCTGGTGTCGCGGCCGGTGAGCTGCAAGTTCTTCTCGCTCGCCGACAAGAACAGCTTCATGACCTGGTTCAGGACCACGGTGCACTACGGCGCCGACTGGTTCAACTGGGTCGACAAGGGCGACGGCGCGACCAAGCTCGCGCGCATCGTCGGCGGCAAGATGACAGTGACGCCCGTCCCCGGCACGCAGCTCACCTGCTGGATCGCGGCGTTCACGCTCGAGACCTGGAGCGCCTGAGATGCCCTATTCCGCGCACTTCAGGGAGCGCACCGGCGCCGCCTCTGGCGAGGAGCCGCTGTATCTGCTCGAGATCGCGCACCCGCAGTTCGCGACGCCGGTGCGGATCGTCGATGACACTCAGGACATCGTCTCGAGCGGGAACTCCTTCTCTGCATGCGAATTCGGAGTTGCCCTTCCTGACAGCATGGCACAGACGCTGCCGCGCGCGCCGATCTGGATTGATAACGTCGGCCGCGAGCTCACCGCCTGGCTCGAGGCTTCCATCGGTGGGAAGGGCGCGACAGTGCGCATGATGCAGGTGATGCGCGACACCCCGGACGTACTCGAAGCCGACTTCACCCTCGATCTGCTGAGCGTCAAGCAGGGGATGCTGGTGATCAGCGGGGAACTTGGATACGAGGACGTGCTTAACGTGCCTGGGATGATTGCCACCTACCGGCCGAATAACACGCCCGGGCTGTTCGGATGAACGCAGTCCTTGCCCCGCTCACGCATTGGAGCGATGCCTACCTCGGCCTGCCCTACGTCGAGGGGGAATTCGATTGCGCCGATCTGGCCGCGCGCGTGCGTCGCGAGGTCTTCGGGCAGGAGATCCACCTGCCCTCGGATCACGGTGCCGGCGCGTTCGCGCGTAACGCGGCGGTGACGCGGAACAAAGATGCGACCGCCGAGCGCACCGACGCACCGGTCGACGGCGACGCGGTGCTGTTGATCGCCCGCGGCCGGCTGCAGCACATCGGCCTGTACTGTGTCATCGCCGGCGAGCCGTGGGTGATGCACAACCAGGAAAAGATCGGCGTGCACCGCACGCGGCTGCGCGAACTGGAGCGGTTCGGCTACCGCTTGGAGGGATTCTACAAGTGGATCTGAACGAAGGTCGCTTCCTGGTGCCCGCCCCTCGGGCGAATCTTACCTGGTCGCCGCACCCGCTGCTGCCCGCGCAGGACCGGGAGGTAGTCTTCGCGGAACTGTTGCCGCGCGAGACGCTGGGCGAGTACTTGCGGCGCACCGGTATCGCCGCGAAACTCGCACGGCGACCCGCGGTGCTGAGCATCAATGGCGTGCGGGTGCCGCGGGCGCTGTGGGAGACATGCCGCCCGAAACCCGGCACGCTGATCAACGTCAGCGCGATCGTGCGCGACGGCAAGAACCCGCTGGCGACAATCGCCATCATCGCGCTGCTGTACTTTTCCAGCGGCACCACGGGATGGGGCGCGGCCGCGGCGGAAGGATTCGGCGGCACACAGGCTGCCTGGACGTTCGGCATCAACGTTGTCGGCGCGATGGCGATCAACCGACTGTTCCCGCCGACGCAGCCGAACCTCTCCGGGGCGCAGGGCGCGAGCGCGTCGCCGACCTACGCGCTCACCGGCGGCTCGAACCGCGCGCGGCCGTTCCAGCCGATGCCGGTGATCATGGGAACCCACAAGGTCTTTCCCGATTACGGCTCGCAGTCCTACACCGAGTTTCAGGGCGAGGACCAGTTTTTATATCAGATATTCGACTTCGGCTACAACGACGTGGTGCTCTCGAACTTCGCGATAGGCGCCACGCCCATCGAGAATTTTCAGGGCGTGACGCTGCAGGAGTCGGACGCGACCGGGGTGCTTACGCTGTTCCCCGGCGATGTCGGCACCGTCGCCGGCGCGGTGCTCGTCGATGGGGCGGGGTACACCTCCCGCACCACCGACCTGAACACGACGCAGATCGCGATCGACGTCGCCGGGTCGGTCTATTTTATCTACCGCGGCGAGTTGAAGGGCATGGCGGCGCTGCTGAATGTTGAGTACCGCGCGGTCGGAGCCGGGTCGTGGATACCCGTAACGTTCGACTCCGACGCCGTGCCGGTGTACCTCTACGGCCCGATCGACACCGACACAGGCTACGCGAGTATCGTCGGCATCTCTTACATGGATGCCAACCTGGTGCCGGGCGGAACCCGCGCTGACGGAGGCGCGTTTGTCGCGGGCGACGTTCAGATCGGCTTCGGCAACCGCGACTCGGGCTCGCCGGCTCTGGTGCGTCGTACTTATAATTGGGCCGTTCCCAAGGGCCAGTACGAAGTGCAGGTGAAGGTCAGCCTGTTGCATTGGATTGGCGCCGACCCCAACGGGCAGGTGGTCTCGGACCTCGCCTGGTCGCAGATGCGCAGCTACAAGGTCGACTCCGCCGATTACACCGGCCGGAAGCGCGTAGCGCTGAAGATCAAGGCGTCGGGGCAATTGAACGGTGCCGTCGCCCAGTTGAGCGCCATAGGACGCGCGCGCACGCAGGTCTGGAGCGGCGCGGCCTGGGTGAACGGCCAGGAGACTTCGAACCCGGCGTGGTGGTACCTCGCGGTCGCGCGCGGCGTCGCGGCGGGCGGCCGCCGCGTCTGGGGCGCCGGCCTCGCGGACGCACGCATCGACCTGGAGGGCCTGAAGGTCTGGGGCGCGTACTGCACCGCCAACGGCCTGACTTTCGACGGGGTGTTCGATCAGCCGAAATCAGTCTACGACATGCTCGCCGCTGTCGCGTCGCAGGGTCGCGCGACGGTAAGCTGGCCGGGCGGGAAGCTCGGCGTGGTGGTCGACGCGGCAGCGCAGCCGGTGGTTGCGGTGTTCGGGATGTCGAACATTATCGCGGGATCGTTCGAGATTTCGTATGCCACCGCGCAGCTCGCCGACGAGATCGAGTGCCAGTTCATCAACCCGGATCTCGACTGGCAGAGCGACTCAGTACGGGCGTTGGTACCGGGGACCGTGACGCCGGTGAGGACGACCACGATCCAGCTCTTCGGCTGCACCAGCAAGGACCTCGCGGGACGCGCGGCGAACCTCTACGCGGCGACGAACGCTTACCGCCTCCGGCACTACACCTGGAAGAGCGATTTCGAAGGCATGGTGGCCTCGCGCGGGGACGTGGTGCAGCTCTCGCATGACCTCGCTTCGCTCGACTATTCCGGGCGCTTTGTCGAAGGAGGCAGCGCGAGCACCTTGAAGCTCCCTGGTCAGGTGCCGCTGTACGCTGGAGGCGCGTTCGTCGTCATCGTCAAGCCCGACGGCACCTTCGCCACCTACGCGGTTGTCGCGGGTGCCGGCATGAGCGACATGCTGACGCTGGTGACGCCGCTTGGTTTCAACCCGTGGGCGGACGCGGACCATCCGCCCTACGATTATAAGTGGCTCTACGGCGCTACCGCGACTCCGGGGAAAAAGGTAAAGATCGACTCGGTCCGTCCGCTCGACGCGCGCACGGTGGAGATCGCCGCGGTGGACGAGCTCGATGCGTTCTACGCCGCGGAGTCGGGCACGTTCACCTACGTCGCGCCGTCGGTGATCTTCGGCGGCGTTCCCCAGGTCTCGAATCTCAAGCTGACTTCGGAAGGCGTTCGAGCTGGGGCTGGGTACGTGGTGAGGGTGATCGCCACCTGGGACTCGGCGGGCAACTACAGCTTCGCCGATGTGCGCGTCGGGGTGAATGGCGCTGCGCCCACGCTCCTGCAGCAGAATGTGCGCGGGCGGCAGATCGACTTCACCATCTCGGACAATCAGGCGGTGATCGTCGAGGTGATCGCGTACGGCTCGCTGGGCCGGATGGGGAACTCGGTCAAGCTCGCGGTGGCGCAGACGATCAATTTCGCCGCGCTCTCGCCTCCTCCCGATGTCGCGAGCTTTAGCGTCGCCGGCGACACATTTACATGGCCCGCCGCGCCCAATGTCGACAATCTTGGCGCGTTCATTCGATTCAATTATGGTAATAGCCTGGACTGGGCTGTCGCGACGCCGTTGCACGAGGGGTTGATCACCGACAGCCCGAAGAGTTTTCCCGCGCTGCCCGCGGGGCTGGTGAGCATCGGTATCAAGTATCGTGACGCCGCGCAGCTTGAATCGGTCCTCCCCGCCTGGATCGTCAAAAACCTCGGCGACTCTCCGGTGGCCAACGTGGTCACGACTTTCGATCTGAAGGCGCTCGGTTGGCCGGGTACCGTCACCGGTGGCGCGGTGGATGGCAGCGGGAATCTCGCGGCTACCAACACGACTGCCGCCGATCCGGCCGATCCGAACGCGTCGGCCTGGTCTGCGCTCGGTACCGATCCGGCCGATCCGGCATCGAGTTATCTCGCTCTGGTCTATGAGTCGACGTTCATCGCCGCCACCGGCTCGGCGATCGGCTCGGCGCTCACGCTGCCATACACAGTCCAGGGCAATCCGTTTTTCCTCGAGTACCGGCAAGACAACTCGGACCCGGCTTTTCCGATAGATACGTCGTTGCCGGCTTACCTTGCCGATACCTCGCAGCCCGCCTACGGTCCACCGCCCGACTACGCGACGTGGCCGGGGAGCGTCGTCTATGACGGTCTGCAGCTTCAGTTCCGGGTGACGTGCGCGGGTGGACCGACGCAGGGGGTGATCTCGCAGCTCACGCCCACGATCGACGTGCCGGATGAATCTGAGAGCCTGCAAAACGTCGTCATCACCGCTCCCAGCACACGGCTGCCGATCGCCAAGCTGTATGAATTCATCAAGACGGTGCAGCTCACCGTGTTCGCGGACGGCGGGACGGCGGTGAACGCGCGAGCAATCGACTACGACCCAACGCTGGGACCGCTGGTGGAGTGCCTCAATGCCGCGGGCACCGCCGTGAACGGGCACCTGGGAGCGGACATTCAAGGCGCGAGGAAAACGACATGAATCTGCCGATACGCACGAAGGTCGATGACGTCTATCCGCTGCCGATCATCTCGACGCTCAAGACGGCGCTGGGAGACATGCGCGACTTCATCGCTCAGATGCTCGGCACCGACAGCACTTCGGCAGCAGCGCGGAATGACTTTCGCCTGACGCTGACCACAGCGGTTCCTGTTACGACCGCCGATGTGGTTGGCGCAACGTCGATTTATTGCTCCCCCTATAAAGGCAAGAAAATCGGGTTGTACGATGGCACGAACTGGAATCTGAGATCGTCGGCGGAGTTCAGCCTGGCGCTTGGATCGCTGACCAGTGGTCTGCCGTACGCGGTGTACTGCTACGACAACGCAGGCGTTCCTGCATTGGAGTTTCAGGCGTGGACGAACGGGACGACGCGCGCCACGGCGCTGGCATTGCAAGATGGGGTACTGGTCAAGTCTGGTACTCCCACGCGGCGCTTCCTCGGCGACTTCTACACGACAGCGACGACCACGACCGAGGACTCGAAGACGAAACGTTATCTGTGGAACTACTATCACCGCACCCAGCGCAACTGCCTGAACACTTTCACCGCCGACCGCACGACGGCAAGCACGACGTATGTCGAGTTGAACACCGAGATTCGCTGCAACTTTCTGATCGGCGTGGCTGAGGATGCGGTGTTCGCGTCGGCGGACGGCACTGCTGATATCTCCCTTGGGTGGGCAATCATGTCAGCTATTGCGTTCGATAGCACGACAGTAGCTCAAGCGGGTTTTGAAACCGGAGACTACCCCTGGGCAACGGCGCAGCCGTGCTCCATAGCGATGTCGGGAACCATCATCGGATTGGCGGCCGGGATTCATTACATGACCCTCCTCGGGAAGGTGCAAGGGACAACTGGAAATTGGCACTCAAGTTCGGGCATCTCACCTCACAAAGCAAAAGTGTACCTGCACGCTGGGATACAAGGATAGATTATGAAAGCTATCGGGCCAAGCTTTTCGGATGAACTCAAGGCGGCAGGACTTCTCGGGCTTCCCTTCACCTGGGGTGCCGACGGCGTGATTCAATTCAACGCCGCCATGACCCAAGCGCAGATCGACGCGGTGAACGCCTGCCATGCCGCGCACAATCCGCTGCTCCCGTCGGCGGATGGAACTCGTTGTGCTGCAATCGACGCCGCTATCGGCGCCGATGCCACCATTCAGGCGCTCAAGGCGATGACCAACGCTCAATTCGATGCGTGGTGGACAGCAAATATCACGACGCCCACGCTGGCGGTAGGGCTGCTCAAGCGCCTGACGCTCGTGATAATTCGAAAGGTGCTCTGACATGAACCTCCCGCCCCGCACCGACCTCGACGACGTCTATCCGTTGCCGACCGTCGCCCAGCGCCGAACGGCACTGGGCGACATGCGCGACTTTATCGCGCTGCTGTTCGGCACCACAACCGCCGCGCTGCGCACGGTGTGGGAGACCTTCAGGCTCAACGGACCGGGAACGCTGAGCAACCTCGGGCTCGACTTCAGCGTCGCGGCGAACGCGATGACGATCAACGTCAAGACGCGCGCGCTCGCCGTGCCTACCGCCGCTGACCCGGTGCTCTGCTCGATGCGCAACGTCACCGCCGCGACCGGGGACAGCAACCTGCGCGCGCTGACGGCGGCGACTGCGTTCGTGCTCAGTTCGGGATCGACCTTCGGGCACACGAGCGCCGTCGAGGGCAGGCTCTACCTGTACCTGATCGACAACGTCGGGACGCTGGAACTGGCGGTGTCGAGCAAGTTTTTCGGAGTCATGGGACTCGTCTCGACGACGGCGGAGGGCGGCGCCGGCTTGGCCGACAGCGCCACGGTGATGTATTCGACAGTCGCGCGCGCGAACGTGCCCTTCCGCCTCATCGCCATGACGCGCGATACGCAGACCGTCGCCGGAACCTGGACTGCGGTGCCGACGATGGTGAATGTCGGGCAGCAGACGCCGTTCGAGAATGACGACAGCACCGGGAATACGGCGACGGCGACGAGCGCCGCCGCTTGCACTGGCAATGCGGCGACGGCGACGAGCGCCGCCGCTTGCACTGGCAATGCGGCGACGGCGACGAGCGCCGCCGCTTGCACTGGCAATGCGGCGACGGCGACGAAGTTGCAGACGGCGCGGCTGCTGAATGGGGCTTCGTTTGACGGCACAGCGGATGTTACGGTTCCTACCCTCACCCCCGGGTTTGGCGCTGTTGGAAGTTTCACCATCGCTGTCCAGACCGCTGCTACTCTACTCCTCCGCGGGGGCACCATCTTTGGCAGCGGGATGGTCGCCGCCCGTCAAAACGGGTCAACGAACGATTGGGATAGTGACGGCGGCGCAGCCTTGTCCGGGACATGGCAGCTTTTATCGGGAGCGCTACCTGCCGTTGCAAATAGCGTCGGGTTTTGGCAGAGGATCGCATGATGAACATCATTCTGGAATCCGCACGCACTCCGGTATGGGCGAACACCGAGCATACCGCGATCGACCTAATCGTGAAATTTGGACACCTCCCCAACGAAGTGCCTTTCACGGCAAGCGCGAATGACAGCGAAGCTCATGGCCGGGAAATCTTCGCCGCCGCGGCCGAAGGGCAATTCGGCGCAGTGGCGGAGAAGCCGGCTAGAACTCCATCTTGATGCCCATATGGTAACTTCTCAGAACCACTCCGGTTTCGATCCCGATCCAGCCATACTGCCAATATGCTCGGTACTTTGCCGGCAGCATGTAGCTGATCGCAGCGTGGCCAACGATGACTGCAACTTCGTAGGCGGCCAGCCTGCCGGCCGATGGATGTTTGCCGAGAATCGGATTGCCTTCATGGTATTGCTCCGGTCGATCAATCACAGACCACCGAGTTTGCGCCCAATCGATAACGACCAACCCGGTGAAAGAGACTTGCCGGTAAGTATCCCCCCGCGACCAGTCGGACGGCAGCTTGAGGCCATCGCCGAACGCCGGGGTGGACGCGAGCAGCAGTGCGAAAATGAGGGCGCGGATCATTTGCCATCCTTTCGTGGTCGTCCGCCAGCCATCGGCTTGACCCCTGCGCGACGGAGCGCGCGGCGGACGGTTGATATTTCCAGGCCGTGCCGCTTAGCTGCTGCGGTGACGGAGTAGCCATGCAATCGCACCAGTTTGATGGCGAGATCAGTTGGGCCGGAGTTGCGTCCTGTCATGGTGAAACTATTATGAGGCATCTTGCCCTAGTTGTCAAGGCATTTAATGGAGCTTCGCAATGACTGAAAACGGGCAGCGCGGGATGGAGTATAAGACGTGAACGTCCACACCGTAGACGAACTCAGAGAGCAGTGTAAGCAGCTCGACGATGCCGGGCAGCGCATTTTCGTGCGCGAGTTAATCCTGGAAACGCACGTCGCGCT